TTATTATTTTTGATTGTGGCTTTAGTTTCGTGCGCTAAACCAGAGCAAGAAAATAGAATAATTGTAAATATATTAAAACAAGCGATAACACATGGGATAGATTTTTAATGTGGAATAAACAAGGACTTTATAATAAATTAAATAGAGAAGGTAAATCAATTAGAAAATATCCTGATGGAGACGATCCTTTAAAAATAAAACTATTTGGTAAAACACGTGAGTGCTCTAAGTGTGGTAAAAGAAAAAGTATTTTAAGATTCCATTGGAAGTCTTTTTATAAAACTAAAACACAAAAAGTTAGAAGAATCCAGGCACAGTGTGGAGAATGTAGAGTGAAGTATGACAATTTAAAATACAGTAAGAGTCCTGAAGCTTACATAAGACGAAGGTTGATGAATTTAAAACAAGAGTGTAGAAGTAAACGAGGTAGGAAGAAAGTATTATTAACTTATGAACAGTTGATTGCAATATACAAAAGACAGATTAAAAGAAGAGGTCTGATATGCCCATTATCCGGTTTTAAAATGACTTACAAGTTAGGTAAGGGAGATATATTAACTAATATGTCTATCGATAGAAAACGATCTGATAAATATTATGAGAAGGGCAACATACAATTTGTATGTCTTATGGCGAATAAAATGAAAAACTTATATACCAATAAAATTTTATATGATTGGTCTAGAAACGTAGCGAGGAATCTTGGAAAAAACTATAGAAACTAATATGCCTGGTAAAAAAGCGACCTATGGAATATTTAATTGGGGTCCTTGTGTATTAAAAATTAAAATATCTAAAGAGTTTCATAAGTTATTACTTAAAGAAGCTAATGGATCTAGAAAAAAAGAAAATTTATATCAAGATAAACTAGCTGGAATCATTAAAGAAGAATATAAATTTAGAGATAGAAGTCTCTTTATACCCTATTTCTCTCAAATACTTGGAGTATATGATGAAGCATGGCAGATGTGGAAGAATCAAAAGCATGAGCGAAAGCCAGAGTATCTAATGAGTGCTCTATGGGTTAACTTTCAGAAGAAACATGAGTTTAATCCACCTCATGATCATTCAGATCAGTTATCCTTTGTCATATACTTAAGTATACCAGAGTCTTTAAAAAAAGAACATAAAGAATTTAAAGGTAAGAGTAGTGGACCTGGAGGGATTAGTTTCTTGTATGGTGAAGGAGATAGACAGGCGATCACGTATCAAGCTGCATTTCCCGAGGAGAGAGATATGTTTATCTTTCCCGCTTGGTGTAAACATTATGTAGCACCATTCACGAGCAACGGAACACGGATCTCGGTTTCCGGTAATGTGGCTGAGAAGGTACCATTGAATGCAATAAAGAAAGTCAATGAATAATTTATTTATTTTTATATTTAGTTTTTTTGGATTAATAACAGTGTTGTCATTGTATATGTTGGTGGTAGTATCATGAAATGCTGGCACTGTGACACTGAATTAATATGGGGTGGTGACCATGATACAGAAGAAGATGATACATATTCTATGGTAACAAATTTAAGTTGTCCAGAGTGTCATTGTTTTGTTGAGGTATATTATCCCAACGAAAAAACACAAAAAGAATATAAGGATAAAAATGAGTAAAGAAAAAGGTCGTAAGTGGGATGGTAAATCTAGAGTGTCTAATGATAATTATAGAAAACGATGGAATGAAATATTTAAGAAAAAAGATCCTGATGAACCGGATCCAAATTGGATTAAAGGATATAATAAATGGAAAAAAGATGTTAAGTGAATTAATTATGTCAGTAGGTATTACAATTGTAATTTATATTTTAGTAATAGGAATGTTAATAATGTGGGATAAAGAAAAATGATGGATGAAAAAGACATACAAGAATATCATAATATTGGTAAAGATGCTAAAGGTATGAAAAAAGCCAATAAATACAACTATTTAGAAGGAAAACAAATAACAGATGAAAAATCTGGTAACCGAGTTTATGACTTCAATGGATCTAGACTTCCGAGTGTAACTACGATATTAGGCAAAACAAAAAATCAACAATTTTTAAAAGACTGGAAGGCTAAAGTTGGAGAAGAACGAGCAGAGCAAATTAAAAATCATAGTAGTAGGAGGGGAACATCCATGCACAAATTCCTCGAATCTCATATTACAGGAGTTGGCTACGATGATCTTACAGAGATCGGACAGGAGGCGAAGCCCATGGCCCAAAAAGTTATTGAGATGGGTCTTACACCAGTTGAAGAGTACTATGGCTCTGAAATTATGTTACACTATCCTGGGTTATATGCTGGGTCTACTGACTTGGTATGTAATCACAATGGTATAGACACTATTATAGATTTTAAACAATCCAATAGACCTAAGAAAGTAGAATGGATAGAAGATTATTATATGCAAATAGCAGCATATGCCATGGCTCACGACTACCTCCATAAATCAAATATAAAACAAGGTATAATAATGGTATGTACTCCTGACCTATATTTTCAAGAATTTAGATTTCAAGGTATTGAATTAAAACAATGGAAGCATAAGTTTTTAAAGAGGCTTGATATGTATCATGAATTGATTCATGATGAGAAGGAGCAAGCAAATGTTAAATTAGACGAGGATTCGTTTAATGGAGCATAAAACAGAGTTAAGAGTTAGGGATAGAGGTTATCTAACGAGGATTGGTGAATCCTTGAACAAAGCTAGTAAGATTTCTCTACTCCCTTCGGTGTCTAACACCGGTTTTCATCAATCTTACTGGCATTCACTATATGCCTCGTGGGTTTTTTTATTTTCCCACGGGGCCAATTATGGCGGAAATGAGGCAGAAATATGTCTAAAATAAAGCTGACCGCACTATATAGTAATCTCACAGATAAAAATGATTTTCAAAAAAAAATATATAGTCAAAATAATCTGTCATACTGTCACAAAGACAAAAAAGATAGAGAAATCAATACTAATTTAACCAAAAAAGTGACAAATTGTATGACATTTCATTTTTTAAAATCTGTCAATATGTCATTCTCTAGGGGGGTAAGCAATTATTTTCACATTTTAACTACTTGTCTATGCTCTCTCATCCCTATATACTCTCGATATGCCTAAGAAGAGAAGAAAACAAGTCGTGACTCATACAACTCCCGAGTTGCCTTTTCCTAAAGTCCGAGTGGAGTGGATCGACATTTTGAGCGATTCGGGCTGGGCTACTGATAAAGAATTTGATAAGATGAAGTTAAGCTATCCAGTTAACGAGGGCTGGTTGTATTCTAAAGATAAGAAATCAGTAAAACTATTTGCCTCCTTCGACAAGGATGATGATGGGAATATTACTTTTGGAGATCGGACGATGATTCCGACTTCTTGTGTGAAGAAGATTCAGAAGCTTCAATGACTTTTGCTTCTTTAGGTTTTAGTAATGGAGCGTAGTCGTCTAAAATTTGTTTCATTTTTGCTTCTAGTTGTTCTTCTGTCATATCCTCTAGCTTACCTGTTTTTATTATTTTTCTCTCTATGTATAATCCTGCTGCCTTTCCACGTGATACTTCAGCATTTACAGCAGAAGAGAAACTATTTTTCTTCAAAGCCGCCTGCTTAATTCTATCTAACTCTGCTAAGTGTCCATCATAAGTTACTTGATGTTTAGCTAATCTTTCTTCTTTAAGCTGACCAATGTAGGCTACAACTAATGGAGACTGTCGTGGACTCATCAATTCAGATCCTTCCACTCTTGCTCTTGTGTGACTGTAGCCTGCAAGTTTAGCCGCTTCCATTTGTGATACAGGGCCATCAGGTCCACCGAATACAATAAATTCTGCAAACCTTTTTTGCATTTCTGTTAATCTCTTTTGTTGCGACATGGTTGACAATGTTACCTTAAAATGCTACAATAGTCAAGTATGAAAGAAAATAAACAAACTTACACTCACTTAAAAGATTACACACACGACATGTCATATGAAAACGAAAGTTCTATTACTAATAAAGATAGAAAAAATTTAGATCTTACAAAACAAATAGATGAATTAAAAAAACAATTAAATGATGCAGTTATTATAGATAGTGTACATAAAAAATTAAATGGTACTCTTCAGAAAAGAGTTACTGAATTAGAAATAGATAATAAAAAACTTGCAGCTGAAGTTAGCGATCTAACAGAGAGATTATGTAAATGCGAGTAATGGATTTACAAGAATTTCTATCTAAATTTACAGAGTCTAATGCTGTAGGTAAACAAGGTAACGCAATATCTAATGCAGTTATAATGGTTGAAGTAAATGGTAGGCTTCACAAGATACGTAGAATGGAAGTTCAAGAACATTCCGAACCAATTATAGGCCACAATAGAATTCACACTGCACATAGACTTGTACTAAAAACAGAAAAGGAATCTAAGATACTAATGCCAGATAAGCTCATGAACGACTTCTAATGAGCGCACTAGTTACCTCGATTAAGACATGGGTCCAGAGGCAAAATTATACCAAAAAATCAGAAAAAATTCTAAAGGAATTTCATGGAATAGACTGGAGAATCGTAGTCTTTCCGGTACTCCTGATCTATTGGGCTATAATGATTCTGGCCACTTTTTCACAGTAGAACTCAAAGTAACAAAGGGGAAAAAATTAAAATTTTCACCGCATCAAATTGCGTTTCACGTGAAGCATCCACGCAACACTTTCATCATAGCCCAGGCCCTCGGTCCTAGGGCTTCAAAAACTTTTCCAATACCAAAGCCTTGGGTTGATGAACCAATATACATGTTCCGTGGTTCACAAATAAGGGAGCTCGCATCGCGAGGCTTGGAGCTTGAAGCTTGTGGCTTGGGGCTTGAGGATTCTATCCGCTATCTCTTGTCAATATGACAAATTGTCGCAGGTGCTTGGAGCTTGGTGTTTGTGTCAATGTGACATAATGACGCGCGACAAAATGTCGCAGCTTGGAGCTTGGAGCTTGGGGCTTTCATATTTTTCTTTTCCCCCGGAGCCCGCTGCGCGGGCCCTGGGTAACAGGTAGGATTATTCGAAATCTTTGGGGATGATAGTTTGGTTAGGATCAAACTTACGTGAGTACCGGATGATTTCTCCATCACGGTTCGTGGACCAGTGCCAGTCGGCCATGGTGCATTCTGTAAACTCGCCGTAA